GAAAAAGGGCTTTCGCGGCAGGCTTTAATCACGGTTTCCGGCAACCATCCGCAATCGACATGAATGCGCGAGATGTCGAGCTCGACGCCGTCCTCGCGGCGGTAGATGCCCGTCGCCAGCTGCGCGATCGCCGCCTGGATGCCTCGATAAAGAGCGACTTCGACCGCTTCCCCCGGGAACTCCTGCTGAAGCGTCCGCAGGTCCTCGTTGAGGGAGAAATAGTTGCGACGCTGATCGGGAACGGTGCCGTACAGACCGACCGCGCACTCGAATTCGGTCGACGCACCCATGACCGCGTAGTACAAAATCTTCTGCTGCACGTCGATGTGCGCGGCGACCTTCTCGCAGAACATCGGGAACGTGCCGCGTTCGCAATGATGTTGCTTCACCATGATGGCATTGGTGGGGCACATCAGTGCTTCGGCGTCGGCGTCGGCGATCGGCTCGTTCTGGGCTTCGGCCCACCAACTCACCTCGTCGCGGATTTTCAGGTTCATGCCATGCTGAATGGCCGAATGCTCGTCGTCGAGGAACCGTTCCGGCCACGACGATGCCGCTCCCCGATCCATCTCGGCCTGGTTCGCCAGATAGAAGTCATTCGCCTCGGTGATAGGTCGATTCAACCGCAGACACTCGCGCCGGATCTCTGCGTAATCACCCCACAGGTCGAGACGCTCGGGCAGCGTAATCAACATCCGGTGCCGCTCCGCGCGCCACTCGGGATTCAGGTCCCGGTCGAGGATCTGATCCGCCAAATCACCTCGATAGATGACCGTGCAGGGCATCAGCGTTCGCGCGAAAGACACGCCCCTGGCCCTGCGGACCAAGAAAACGGGCGAGACGCGCGGCCATGAATGGATCGTTAAACCTAAGCCTGACATGTTGTCCGTGCGCTACGGGCAGGTAAACGTCAACTACTGGAAAAACCAGGTGCATCAGGGTTTCGCCGCGACGACGGGCCCAGGTGCTATCTCGCTCTACAAGGATCGGGCCGAGCGTCACCGCATGATCGCGGAGCATTGCAACGCGGAAGTGCCGGTCAAGGTCACGGCCAACGAGACGACGGTGATCGAATGGTCGCAGCGGCCCGATCATCCCGACAACCATCTCTTCGACAACCTCGTCGGTTGTCTTGCGGCGTTGTCGATGGCAGGCTGCAAACTGCCCGCGCACGAGCAGCACGCCTTGCAATCGCGACGAACCCCCAAAATCATTTCGCGGGCGACGCTGAGGAAAACATGAGCGCGATCTACCAGGTTTGGTTCGAGGCCGCCAACCTCTCGTACAAGTGGTGGCTGCCGATCGTTCCCGTGCCCGGCATGGTGTTCCGGCGGAACGGCGCGCGGTGGACCGTGACCGCCGTCGAATTCGATCTCGATATGGATCTGTTTCGCACCAGCGTGGAGGTGAGCGATGCGCGAGCGCAAGACAGTGACGCAGGCCGACGTGGACGCAAGCCGGGGTCTAAGGTGTCCGCGGTGCCAAAGCACGATGAGCTTCGTGAACTGGACGAGAAAAAGGGCGAATGAAGACGGCAGCGTCGTGCGCGGCCGGGATTGCCGGGGGTGCGGTTATCGATTCGTCACCGAGGAGAAAGTGATCGCATGAGGAATCGCATGCAGGTCAGTCGTTGTTGCTGCGGGCCCGGAGGGTGCGACCCGGTCAGCGGCTACGATGACGGTTTTGCGACGTTCGGTTATACCGCCGACCCGTTGCGGGGGCAGTGGCGAGGCATACTAAACGACCCCGGGAGCCAGGTCGTCCGCGTGTTCCCCGCCGGAGTTTTGGAGGTTTTGGAACAGTCGGTGTTCAACGGATATGGTTGGTTGTTTGACCGCTGCGCTAATTGGTCGCCGTCGATCGTTGGCATGAGTCATCGATTGAGCGGGCAATACGAAGCCTTTGACGTGTACGGCGGCAATTACCAAGGCGTCTCCGTCTTCTCGCTCTTCGATAACAACCAATGGCAGCTGACACACGCTTTGCAGTATGACTCCGCAGCGGGAGGATGGCGGCTACAACTGATCCTAAGCTACGACCCAGTAGGCCCTTCGGGATCGGCTTCCGCGCAATCGTGGCTGACGGGCGTGCTGCAAACCAATGTGCTGAACGTCCCGCCCGGACCGTGGGATTTCGATCTGGAGGTCGTCCACGAGCAACTTGACGCAACGCAGTGGAACCTGGCCGTGGCTAATTTTGGCAATCCGGTGCTATCTGTCGTCACCGCGCCCCCTAACCAGTCCGGGCCCGAATGGCGGCACGGGTTCTCGTCGGCAGCAGCGGTCCCGGGTTTTTCGGCCAAAACGACTCGGCTTGACCGCTTCAGCTACATCGCGAGCACGGCGTAGTCCACATCTGGAACGACTCACCGGCGCGACCGTTGCCCCAGCCCCCTGCTGTCCGTGACGATAACGGTATGGCAGATCCACTGTTGACGAAAACGCAGCGCAAAGAACTCGTCTCGCAGTTGCTCACGGGCGGCGTGAAGCGCACGACCGTGGGTTCCCTGACGACTGAATTCAACGCGCCTTCGACGACCGATATCCTGCGCATCCTGGCCGAGGATGCCGCGACATCGCGAACCAGTCGCCCGTTTCGGATTCAGGTGCAGCGGTCCCCGGGGTCCATCTACTGATGTTCGGTTTTTTCAAAACCAAACCACCGGCCCCGGCCCGCGACAAGTCCCAGTGGCTACATTCCTACACCCGCGCCATCCGCGCGAAATACGACTCGGCTCAGACGACCATCGAGAACGAGCGGTATTGGGCGATGGCCGACGGCCGCTCTGCCCGGGCGGCTCTCGACCCGTCGATCCGAGAGCGGATCCGCCAGCGGGCCCGTTACGAGGCCTTGGAGAGCGGGTCGTTTGCACGAGGCATGGTCGCGGCGAAGGTCAATGATGTCGTCGGCCGTGGGCCGACGCTCCAGGTACAGACGCCGAATGTCGAACTCAATCGAGCCATCGAGGAAGCCTGGACGGCCTGGGCGCGCGAGATCAATCTGCCGTCGAAGTTGCGGACCATGGCGATGGCGTATTACGTCGACGGCGAGTCCTTCGCCGAGCGGATTAGTAATCCGACGCTACTGGGCGAAATCAAACTCGACCTGCGTCTGAGCGAGGCGGATCTATGGACGAATCCGCTCGGCACGCTGACCATGAACGAGGTCGACGGCATCCGCTACGACGAGGCAGGCGTCCCCGTCAGCTATGAGCGGTTGCGGATGCACCCGGGGGACGACTTCTTCGACGGGTCGATCTCACCGACCGAAACCGATACGATCCCCGCCGAAAACGTCATCCATTGGTTTCGCGCGGACCGTCCCGATCAGCGGCGTGGGGTCAGTCATCTGGCGACCGCGCTTCCGCTTTTCGCCGAATTGCGACGCTACCGGCTGGCGACGATCGCGGCGGCAGAGATCGCGGCGGACTACTCGGCCGTGATGTACAGCGACGCTTCGGCGTTCAGCGAGAATCCCGACGAGGTCGACGAGAACTTCCTGACGATCGACCTGGAGCGTCGCGCGATGCTGACGCTGCCTGCGGGATGGAAACTGGCACAACTGAAGGCCGAGCAACCGACGACGCAGTTCGGCAGCTTCAGCGAACATATTCTGATGGAGATCGGACGCTGCCTCCATACGCCGCTGAACATCATCTGCGGCAGCAGTCGCGAATACAATTTCGCCTCCGGCCGACTCGACTATCTCCTGTACTGGAATCAGAACGACGTCGACCGCTCTGACTGCGAACTGGTAGTGCTGGAGCGGATCTGGCGATGGTGGCTCGACGAGGCGTTGCTGATCAGTGGTCTGATCCCCGCGCTGGGCGATCTGCGAGCCATCAATCATCGTTTCGTATTTCCGCCGCGTCGGCCGGTGGATCCAGAGTCGCAGGCCGCGACCGATGAAAAGTACCTCGCGCTCGGGCTGATGACCGACGAGCAGTGGGCGACGCGGGAAGCGGTCGACCTCGAATCGCACTACGAGCAGCTGGCGCGCATGAAAGAGGCTCGCGAAAAAATCGGGCTATCGATGCCTGGTGCTACGCCTGCCCCGCTGATGAACGAGGACCCCAATGCCCAAACCGAAGAAACACCCGCGCAACCCGCAGCTAATGATCGCCAGCCTCCGCAACCCGCTGGAAATAACGGGGGCGGGGGACGTCGAGATCGAGGCCGCGGCCGGTGAGGAATCAATCCCGCGGTTCACGATGGTGGCATACACGGGAGCCCCGATGCGGCCCGGTGGATGGCACGCGGAAGCACCGATCGTGCTCGACATCGGCGGCATGCAGAAGCCCCCGGGCGGTCGCATGCCGATCCACCGAGGGCACGACGCGAACCGAATCGTAGGGCACAGCGAGAGCATCCAAGGCGGCACCAAGGTGATCGTCAAGGGCGTGATCAGCGCGAACAACGAACACGCTGCCGAGGTAGTCGGCAGTAGTCGCAATCAATTCCCCTGGCAGGCATCTGTCGGGGCGCGGTTAATCGGCCAGCCGGAATACGTTTCGGAGGGCCGAAGTGTGGTGGTGAACGGCCAGAAGTTTAGGGGCCCGGTGTACGTCGCCCGTAAATGGTCGTTGCAGGAGGCGAGTTTTGTTTCCCTGGGCGCAGATGGCGCAACTTCAGCAATCGCTGCGGAGGATACTCGTATGGATTATGGAAAATGGCTGGAGGCACAGGGTTTCGTGGCCTCCGAACTGTCCGAAACTCAACAGGAAGTGCTGCGGGCGGCTTACGAGGCGTCTAACGCCCCGGAGCCCGTAGCGGAGCCTGCGGCCCCGGCTGCGGCTCCCGTTGCGGCCGCACCCGTCCTCGACCCGCAGGCGATCAATGCGACGATCGCTCATGCGGTCCAGGCGGCGGTCTCGCGGCAGACGCTGATCGGCTCGGTGCTGGGTGCCCACCCGCAACTGGCGGCCAAGGCCGTGCGCGAGAACTGGGACGAAGACCGGATGCGTAACGAGGCCGAACTGGCGACGCTGCGTGCGTCCTACTCCCGTGGCCCTGCGATCCACGTTTCGCAGCGGGCCGAAGGGGCCGAGGCCCAGAAGCAGGTCGAAGCGGCCATGTACGTCGCAGGCGGCATCGGCACCGAGTCGGACGCTGTCCGCACCTACGGCGAGCAGACCGTCGAAGCGGCGCACCGGAACCTGCCTCGCGCGGCGGGCCTGCGTTACCTGATCCACGAGACGATCCGCGCCAGCGGCGGCTACGCTCACCCGGGCGTCATGGACGACGATACGATTCGGGCTGCGTTCCAGGCCGATCGCGACCTGCGAGCGAGCAGCGGTTTTTCGACGCTGTCGCTCTCCGGCACGCTGTCGAACCTCGCGAACAAGATGTTGCTGCGGGCCTACAACGAGGTGCCGAGCGTCGTGCGTCGGTTCTGCCGCACGGTTCCGCACTCGGATTTCAAAACGCATACGAAGTATCGCGTGACGACTCCGGGCGAGCTCGACAAGTTGGGTCCGACCGGCGAGATCAAACATACCGAACTGGACGAGGATACCTACTCGAACCAGATCGAGACGTTCGCTCGCATGATGGCCCTGACGCGGCAGATGATGCGAAACGACGACCTGGGCGCGTTCCTGCAAATTCCGGCGATGTTCGGACGCATGGCGGCTCGCACGCATGAGAAGAGCGTGTTCAGCGTGTTGCTCGACAACACCGACTCGTTCTTCAATGCGGCTCCCGCAGCGAGCAGCGGCTACAAGAGCAACGCTCTTGCTGCCGGTTCGTCCTCCAACCTGAGCGTAACGTCGCTGGCCTCGGCCGAGACGCTGTTCTGGTCGCAGGAGGACAAGCACGGCAACCCGATCGACTTGGTGCCGAGCATTCTGCTGGTGAGCCCCAGCAAGTACCGCGATGCGACGAACCTGCTGACGCGCACCACCGTGACCGTCGCGGGCGACCCGACGACGGGCAAGCAGATGGAGATCGGCAACGAGTTCGTCGGGCAGTTCGAGCCCGTCATGAGCCCCTACGTCTCCGCTGCGTCGCTCACCGGCAACTCGACGACGAAGTGGTGGCTGTTTGCGGCCCCCTCGGCCGACGTCGCGGTGATCGAGATCGCCTACCTGGACGGTCGTCAGGCACCGACGATCGAGAGCGCAGAGACCGACTTCAACACCCTCGGTATGCAGTGGCGAGCCTACTGGGACTGGGGTGTCGCGAAGCAGGACCGTCGCGCTGGCGTCTACTCCCCCGGTGCCTAGTCTCTCGACCTGAAAGGAAAAGATCATGGCTAAATTTCGTGCTCAGGGTACGACGATCGACTACACCCCGGTGGCTGACGTCGCCGCGGGACAGGCGGTCAAGGTCGGCTCGTTCGTCGGTGTAGCCGACGTGGCGATCCCGGCCAACAAGCTCGGTGCTCTCCGCGTCTCGGGGATCTACGAGTTCAACGGAAACCTCGGCTCCTTCGTCAATCAGGGGACCGAGATGGACATCGACTTCACGCTGAATCAGATGGCTATCAATGGCTCTGGCGATACAGCGGTGAAGGTTTTTGCGGCCGAATACATCGCAGGCAGCACCACCGCCAAGGGCAAGGTGTTCCTGAACTACTTCGGCGGTTAGTCGGCGGGCGTTGATACGCTACGTCGTTTTGTGATACGCCGCAAGGCTTACAGATAGGGGGCAATGATGAGTGGTTTTTCGGAGAGCGATTATTACGTTCTCGTCGCTGCCGTCGCTCGCAATCTGCGTGAGGCGCGACCATTTATGATGGTTCGCACCGAAACGCTGGTTGAGATCGGCGCAGGGGATCTGGTGAACTCCGGCGACAAAGCTGCCTACGAGCAGTTTGAGCCGTCGGTACGTCACACGCATACGTCGATGGTCGAGGTGGCGGCACTCAATCAGGTTCTGACGAGTGTCCCACAGCCGTCGGCCGCAGGCGGTGACGACGAAGAATGACGTTCTCGACGGACCTCTGTCTAACGCGAATGTGGCCCGTTCTCGTCGCGCACCATGGTTTGCTCATCGACTATGTGCGCGACGAGACGGCTTATTCGCTGACGGCGGTAAAGGGTTCGCGGAACATCGAGGTCGCCGGGACTGACTACACGACGACCGTGATTGCGGATCAGTGGTTCTTCAAAACCGAGGACGTCATCGCGTCGGGCCTCGGGGAATGTGACCGATACGACCGCATCCTCTGGGAAGACCCGATGGGTCGCAGTATCACCTGCGAGATCCATCTTCCTGGTGGGGGGCGGCAGTGGAACTACGCCGACAACGAGGGCGCGTTCATCGTTGTCTATGCCATACAGGTGAGCGGATGAGCAGCATCGAAATCCGCGACGACGTCGCCAACTACATCGAGTCCGTGATCGACGACGAAGTCGTCTTCCCGGTTCCCGAGGTAGAGGTCCGTAAGATCGTCGTCCCGGTAGTCGAGCTAGAGAAGGAGAGCGGCTACGTCATCGACGTGTACCCGCTGACGCTGGCCGCGAGTCGCGAGTACCGCGACGACTGGGTCCGCACCTACACGATCCGAGTGGTGATCCGCACGATGAACGCCTCCCGCAGCCCCAGTGCGATTGCGGCCGCGGAAGAAGCCTTCGTCGCGTTCAGCGAGTGGTTACAGAATCAACTGATGCTGATGCGGCTGTCGACGTCCTACGTTCTGTCCACGGTGCAGGACCGCGAGACGTTCGTCCGCGACGTCTATGTCGAAAATGCGATGCTGGTGACGGTACTCGACCTGGAGCTCGTCGCTCATGGCTGACCTGAAAGTGCGAATGGGCATTCGCTACGAAAGCCGGTACGCCGTGTTTGCCGCTCGACTGGCGCGGAAACAAGAGAAGGTGTTGCGGCAGTCGGGTGCCTACGCCATGAAGGTGATCCGCAATTCGATCATCGAAAAGAAGAAGGCCAAAGCCAACAAGAAGCGGTCGACGAGTCGCCCGGGCCTGCCTCCGATCTCGCACAAGAGCGGTCATGGCGGTTTGCGATACGTCCTGTTCGACGCCGACATGACGCGACAGAGCGTGATGGCGGGCGTGGCGAGGACGCCAGCCAAGAATTCCTGGGTCATGGGCTCCGGCGGCAACGCTGTTCGCTACACGGTCCGCAGCAGCAAGCGGGCACCGAAGCTGCTTAACGAGTCCGGCCCCGCAACGATTACCAAGCAGTGGCTGCGGTCGGGCATGACGAAGATTCTCAACGTGTTTTACCGCCAGTACCCGATCACTGCGTACCCTCCCACGTTCCAGAAAATCGTCGAACTGTTCGGCAAGAAGGTCGCAACGATTCGGCTTTAGCCTTAGAGAGGATTTAGGATGCCCGCTAATTTTCAATTCGGTTTCGAGCACTACCTGTACCTCGGCGTTACGACGACGACGACCGGCACCGCGCCGAACCAGGTAACCACCTACACCCCGAAGGCCCTCAACGCTCGTCCCGTCGAGACTCCGGCTGCGGGCGACGTGAGCTACAACACGGCCAACATGTGGACCGAATATGCCAACGTGCGTACGGTCAACGTCGGCGGCAACGCCAACTCGGTCGACATCACGACCCGCGACGAGGCCCGCAGCGGTTTCTCGACCGAGGTCGACGTGACGACCACGGGCGAAATGACGTTCGAGGTCCGCTACAAGCCGACGAGCAGCACCGGCGCGGTGCAGGATCCCGTGTTCGAGGCCCTGCTGCGTGCGTGGCTGGGCAAATACGAGATCGCAGGCGTCGACCTGGACAAGAAGATCGACCAGGCTGGAGCCCAAGGGCTCGTCGGCAACTGGACCGTTTCCTTCAGCAACCAGAAGGAAGTCCAGGGGGTTGTTCTCGCCTCGCTGACGCTGAAGCTGTCCAGCTTCCCGAACTGGATCCGCCGCAACGCTGCGGGTACTTCGTTCACCGCTATTTCATAACCTCTGGAGATCGTTAGATGAGCACGTTTCTCGACTCGACGTTTCAAGATCAGGCGCAGCGAAAATGGACGGTTCGTTTCGACGGCCGCACGATGCGCCTGATCCAGGAAGAACTCGGCAAAAACATCTGCGATGCGTTTGCCGATCCACAGCAGTTCATGGAGGCGGTCACGCCCGCTGAGGTGATCGCCATGGTTTGGCTGGCGATCCGTGACGACGCGCGTCAGCGGCAGGTCGACGAGGATTCGTTCCTCGCGCAGATGTGGGGCGAGAGCCTGCTGAAGATGAACGATGCGTTTTGGGGTGCGCTCGTAAATTTTTCCCAACCGCCCGAGATGTTGTCTCCAGCGAAGAACCTGCTGGAGAAGACGACTCGGGTGCTGGACAAACGACGAGCGGCGAAGATCGCGGAACTGGAGGCCCTGACGGAGGAGCAGATCGAACAGTTACTGGAGGGCAGCTTTACCGCCAGTTCTACGAACTCTGCGGATACGTCGGGACCGACCCCGAAGCGCGGACGTACCGCGAAATAACCTGGATGTACGTCGGCAAGGCGACGAGCGACTGGGATCACACCTCAGTGCTCTGGGCCCTGATCGCCAACGTCAATCGCGACGAGAAGCAGAAGCCGGAACCGTACACGCCCTACGACATCCATCCATATCGGCAGCAGGAACAGCGACGGGCTGACGAGGTATCCGGTTTCTGGACCCAGGTCGGGCGGCTCCGCACCATCGGAACCACCGAAGGGCAGTTGGCCGCGCTCGATAGCCTGCTGAAAAAGGGGTGACATGGC